AGGAGCTCGCCGGAATTTGGCGCAGGAACCAGGCGGTCATCGACCGGATCAACGGCGCGAAGCGAGAGGCCGAGCGCGCGCCAGCCGCAGCGCACTCCGACGACCAGCCAGAGCAGGCGGGCGGCGGCGGCCCAGGCGGAGGGGAGATCAAGTGATCCGCACTCGCATCCCGCCAGACGAGATCGAAGCTGTCCGCGTCGCGCTCCTCTCCTGGATGCAGGAACGCGACGAAGGCTACGGACAAGTCGCCGTCCGCTGCCACATATCATACCACGCCGTCGCCGACTTCTGCGAGCGACGCAACGATTCCCACCGGACCATCGCCCACGTGCTCGCCTACCTCCCGCTAGGGAAACTTTATTTCCCGCCGACTATTCGGTGTCACACCGACGCGGGAGATGCTACGTAGCACGCGGCGGGGCCATTTAGTACACGGGACGCACGGATGCCGTCCGAGACCTACACGGAAAAAAGGCCCCGCCACATGACTAGTGGCGAACAAGCTTACACCAAAGCAAGAGCAGTTCTGCCTAGAGTACGTCGTTGACCTCAACGCGACGCAAGCCGCTATCCGCGCAGGGTACAGCGCAAATGGTGCCGATGTTACCGGCTCGCGACTGCTAGGCAATGCTAGGATTGCTACACGAATCGCCGCTCTCCGCTCCGAACGATCCGCCGCTACCAAGATCACCGCCGAGTCCGTCCTGACCCGGCTCGACCAGGTCGCCGACCGCTGCATGCAGGGCGTCGAGGTCACCGACCGCGACGGCAATCCGATCGGCGAATGGAAGTTCGACTCCAGCGGGGCGAACAAGGCCCTTGAGTTGCTCGGCAAGCACCTCGCCCTGTTCGTCGAACGGCGCGAGGTCAAGCACGACGGCACGATCGACCTCGCCTGGTCGCCGCCCGTCCCCGACGAGGGGGATGGCGATGCTGGTTAGGATGCCCCCGCTCCATCGTAAGCAAGAGGAGATCCGCCGCTCCAAGGCTCGGTTCAAGGTAGCGGCCTGCGGGCGGCGCTTTGGTAAGACCCTGCTCGGCGCTACTGCTGGCCTTGAGACTGGCCTGACCGGCGGGGCTGCCTGGTGGGTCGGGCCGACAAGCCGCGAGGCCGGAATCGGCTGGCGCGCGATGACGATGCTGTCTCGGCAGATCCCCGGAGCTGCGGTCAAGCTCGCCGACAAGGAGATCCACTATCCAGGCGGCGGGTGGGTCGGCGTCCTGTCTGCCGAGAGCCAGACGCTACGCGGCGAAGGCTTGAACCGGATCATCGTCGACGAGGCCGCCTACCTGCGGTCGCTGCTCAAGACGTGGCAGGAAGACCTGCGCGCGGCGCTGTCCGACCGACAGGGCGATGCGCTTTTCCTGTCGTCGGCAAACGGGCGGGACGACTTCTACCAGCTGCACAGGCGCGGCCAGTCGCCGGATCACCCCGAGTGGGCAAGCTGGCAATGCACGACCTACGACAACCCATTCATCGCGCGCGCTGAGATCGAGGCCGCCCGCCGCGAGCTGCCAGACTGGGTGTTCCGGCAGGAGTACCTAGCCGAGTTCGTGTCCTTCGCCGGCAAGGTGTATAAGACCTTCACCCCCGAGAGCGCGTCGGTCTTCACCTTCGCCGGCGACCTGTCCCCTTACACCGAGTACTGGGGCGGGATCGACTTCGGCTTTCGCAACCCGACCGTGGTATCCGTCGGCGGGCTGGACCGCGACGACCGCCTGGACATCATCGACGGCGTCTACGCTCGCGAGATGACCACGCCCGACCTGCTCGACACCCTGTGGGGCTTCCAGCGGCAGTACAACGTTCGCCGGTGGTTCGCGGACCCCGCCGACCCCAACACGATCGCGCAACTCAAGGCCGCCGGACTGCCGGTCGTCGGCGCGCCCCGCGTCAAGAACGACCTGGACCGCACCTTCATCAAGGACGGCTTGGTCAAGGTCGAGACGCGCCTGGTTAACGGCAAGCTGCGGATCGCCGACCGGCTGCCCGACCACATCCGCGAGATGGACGTGTATCGATACCCGGGCGAACGAGAGGGCGCTGAGGAGAAGGAATCGCCGCTGAAGGTGGACGATCACGCGCCCGACTCGATCCGCTACATGGTCGTCGGGCTGGATCACCTGCGCGGCCGTATGCCGCAGATCGTGGTGGCAGCATGAAAGTCTCGCTCGGTCATCGCATCAAGCTAGCGGTCGACGGATTCCGCCTGAAGGCTGCGCAGACGTACAACTACCAATGGCTGCACGGCGGACTGACGTCAGACATTCTCGGTGGCGGTGCGGCCGTGGCGGTCGCAAACGCCTACGCTAACAGCGCGATCGCCTATGCATGCATCGACCGCATGTCGAAGGACGCGGCGGGCGTGCCGCTCATGTACCTGAGCGACCCGAAGGACGCCGAGAGCGCGGCCCCCGATGGCGATCCTGTCTCCGCGCTGTTCACGTCGCCGAATCAGGTGATGTCGTCTCGCAGGCTGATCGGCTGGACCGTGATGATGCGGCAGTTGCGCGGCGAGTGCTTCTGGACCTTTGATCTGACTACCAAGCAGCCGAAAGCGATCTTCCCTTGGTTCGACCCTAGCGGCTGGCACGAGAAGGTCGACTCAGTTGATGGGCTGTACGGCTGGGACTTCCGCAAGGGCGAAACCAAGTTCAGCAAGATCGCGGGCGACGTGCTTTGGATGGGGCAGGACGACCCGACCAATCCGTACCGTGGCCAGTCGCCGCTCAAGGCCGCATCGCGGGCTCTCAGCATCGACATCTACGGCGACACGCTACAGGAGAACATGCTCGCGCGCGGCGGCGAGCGCGGGCTCGTGTTCGAGGCCGAGTGGGACCCGACGCCAGACCAGTACGATCAACTCCTGGCGCGGCTCGCGACCCGGCGACCTGGTGCGGGCCAGTCGTCGCGGGACTTCGTCGTCACGAACGGTCTCAAGCTCGCGAATCCCGCTTTCACCCGCGAGGACATCGACATCCTGGCGCAGCAGAACGCGAGCAAGGACAAGATTTGCCACGTCTACGGCATGGCTCCCGTCCTGATCGGTGACGACGACAGCGCGCAGTACAAGAGCGCGCCCGAGGCTACCAAGGTCTACTGGCAGCAAACGCTAGTCCCGCTGCTGCACTCGCTCGAGGACGCCTGGGATCAGTTCTTCGTGAATCGTCGCGGGCTGGGCACGTATGTACGATTCGACCTGTCGAAGGTGCCCGCGTTGCAAGAGGACGCGGAGCAGCAGGCGCGGATCGCGAAGCAGTATTGGGACATGCTGTTGCCGTTCGCCGCGATCAACGACAAGCTCGGGCTCGGCTTCGACGACGAGACAGTCGCAGCGGTCGACGGTCTCGACATCGCGAGCCGCAAGCCGCAGCCGGCCGCGCCGGCTCAGACCCAGCAGCCGGCGGGCGCTCCTGCCAAGTCGAAAGCCTACGGCAGGCTGACCAACGCCGAGATCAAGGCCCGCGCCAACGACTCCCGCTTCCGCATCCAGCGCAATCGGATGCTCGCCAAGCTGGAGCGCAAGACGATGGCGAATGTCCGCGAGGTGGGGGCCGAGTACCAGACCAAGACGCTAGACGCGGTGAAGGACGCGCTGGAACAGCACGGCACGACCAACGCTGGCGTGCTCGCCGCTCAACTCGCGCTCGACGAGTTCCGCCTGCCGTTCGGTACGGACCTGTCGGAGAAGGTCGCACCGTCGCACGCCGAGGCCGCGGAGATCGGCGCCGCGTCCGTCCAAGAGCTCGTCGACGGCGAGAAGATGGCCTGGCACGACCGGCGCAAGGCGATCTCGTTCGCCCCCAACACCGTGAACGCGATGGCGCAGCGCCGGGCCTGGCTGCGGCAGTACACCGGTCCCGGCTGGATCGACGAGATCAAGGAACTGGTCGCCGCCGTGGTCGAGGCTGCTGGCGAGGAAGGCGCATCGATCGGCACGGTGGTCGGCAAGATCCGCGAGGGGTGGGGCGCGTGGACCAGGTCGCAGGTCGAGACGATCGCCCGCACGGAAGTCGGCACGATGTACAACACGAGCCGCGTCGAGGAGATGGGGCAGCAGGAGTTCACCAAGCACGAGTGGGTCACGAGCATCGACGAGGCGACGAGGACGAGTCACGAGGACGTTGACGGGCAGATCAGGAACATCGGCGATCCGTTCGATCTGATCGACAAGGACGGCAATCCTGTCCGCATGGCGCACCCGCAGGAGAGCGGAGCGCCAGCCGAAGAGGTCATCAACTGCCGCTGCGAGACCATCCCTGTCGTGGAGGACTGACGTGGACACCAGAAGGAAAATCTTTGTCGGCAAGACCATCGAAGCGACCAAGGGCAAGCCCATCGTCGCGGTCGCGTCCACCGACGAGCCCGACCTGATCGGCGACGTGATCTACCAAGGGCCGAACGAGCGCGGCAAGGGCTGGCTGCTCGACGACTACAACAAGCGCGACGGCCGGGTCTACTGGATGCACGACCCGTTCCAGCCGAATCTAGCCAAGGCGAGCGCGCGCGTCGACGGCAATCGGCTCCTGCTGACGGTCCAGTTCGACATGGCCGACCCGTTCGCCGCAGAACTCGATCGCAAGTACCGCGAGGGCTTCCTGTCCGAGTGGTCGGTCGGCTTCCGCCCGCGGGTCTACGACGAACACAACGACAGCGGCGGCTGGACCTTCTACGAGCAAGACCTCCGCGAGGTCTCGGCGGTGAATCAGGGGATGCACCCGGGCACCGCGGTCATCTCGAAAGCGTGGACCGACTACGTCGGCGCGGCTGCCGAGATCAAGTCGACGCTCGACGGATTCGACTCGCGCCTGCGCGAGATCGAGGCGGCGATCATGAGAGGAGAGACTGAGAAGTCCGAGCGTCGCATTCAAGCGATGCTTGACGAGATACGGCAGATCCGCACCTGCGCCTAGCAGGCGAGGGACGAGCCAACGACGGAGCAAAACGAGGGGTCCGGCGACCAAGCCTGGCAGCGAGACGCCGAACCCCGGTGCCCAAGGACGAAAGGAATCGTCACATGGACGAGAAGATCATCACCGACCTGGCGACCCAGGTCAAGGGAGTAGCCACCGACGTCGAGGCCCTGAAGGCCGCGAAGATGGTGAACCCCGACGAGCTCGCGAAGGCGCGCTCCGACATGGAAGCCCTCGCCGAGCGTCACAAGGCCACCGCCGCGCAACTCGATGCCGTCGCCCGTGACGTTGCCGAGTTCCGCAAGATGGCGCAGAACGAGTACGGCAAGAGCGGTGCCGTCGACTACTCGGTCGAGTTCGGCAAGTTCATCCAGGCCGCCTATCACACGAAGATCAACAAGGACAAGCCGCTTCCCGACCACCTGAAGGCCGTGGCCGACTACGTGACCACGACCGACGCGCAGGGCGGTATCTTCGTCCCGACGCTGCTCGACCCGATGGTCCGCAGGATCATCGAGATCCACGGCCGGATGTGGCCCTACACCCGGAAGATCATCGTCCCCGCCGGTCAGTTGATCGAGGTGCCCTTCGACTCGACGCTGCCGACGATGACCTGGCGTGCCTCGCAGGGTACGGCTCTGACCGAGGACGCCGGGCCGATTGCGGTCGGTGACGACGACCTGCGGCCGGTGCTGCTGGCCGACTACGTTGCCATCGCGAACGAACTCCTGGGCTCTGCGGTCATCAACATCGGCGAGTTCTTCGCGACGCGGATGATCTCCAAGGGCATCCGCGCCATCGAGAAGGGCTTCCTGCTCGGCAACACCACGACCACCGGGCCGCATAACGGCGTCATCACGCTGGCCGATGCTGGTTCGTCCGGCTCTCCCTTCGAGGGCACGGCTCTCGCGACGCCGACGTTCGCGCTCATGGCTGGCTTCATCGCCGAGTGCAACGCGAGCTTCGAGGGCTCCGGAGACACGTCCGCGTACCAGCTCGTTACGACCCAGGCGGTCGCGAACAAGCTGGCTGCGCAGGCGGTCGGCGCTTCCGAGCTGACCGGGATGCTCGTGTGGGGTTCCCCGCGCGACGGTATCCCCTCGCGGCTCATGGGCTACGACCTGGTCATCAGTCCGCACTGCGTCTCCACCACCAACCGCGTCGTCATGATCAACCTGAGCAACGTGGTCGTGGCGTGGACCGGCGGATTCGCCGTCGACTTCAACCCGTACGGCTACGCTTCCGCGACGGCCGGAGGCTGGGGTTCCAACGAGACCTTGATGAAGGTCCAGACGCACGCCGACTACGGTCTGGGCAACCTGACCCAGATCGGCGAGGCAGTCGTTACCGCGCTCGCCTAGTAAGCGCGGCCGTGGGGCGCTTCCTGTCACCTCTCCGGGGGGCGCCCCCCCAAGAAAGGCAAGGCGATGAAATACAGGATCATCAAACCGATTTGCTTCGACTTCGGCCTGGGCAGGGTCATCGGTGGCGTCGGCGCAGAGTTCACCGACGAGTACGCAATCATCGACGTCTCGCGATGGGTCGACGCCGGGTATCTCGAAGTCGTCAGCGAGCCGCAGAAGGTGACCAAGGAAGTCGTGGCCGCGCCGGTCGAGAAGCGCGGGCCGCGTCGGGCGTCGAAGGGCTTCTGACGTGGACGTCACGATCAGCGCGGGCGAGATGGCCGCTTGTGTCGAGGCTGCGCTAGGCATCGACCTAGAGGCTTGCGGCTGCGCCGCCGTGATCCTGGTCGGGGCGAAGGATACCGACGTCGAGGTCGACACGAGCGGCTACGTGCTGCTCGCAGCTCCGGCCGCTACCGGTGGCTGCAACATACACCACGACGTCCACCCCGGGGGATGAGCATGGATGCTAGGCCAGTCATTACCACCTACGTCGGCGCGAGCGCACGGACGATGACCTTCACGCTGAAGGACACGACGGGGACTGTCATCAACTTGACTGGTAAGACGCTGACGTTGACCGCGAAGTACGCGGGAACGACCAAGATCAACGCGGGAGCGATGACTGTTTCTTCGCCGACGACCGGTGTCGCGACGATCACGCCGACCGCAGCGCAGCTAGACGTAGCAGGCGACTACGTCGCGCAGATCAAGATCGCGAGCGCCGGGCCGCTGTACGACTTCAGCGAGGTCTTCATCATTCGCGTACGGGAGGTCGTGTGATGGCGATCACTCTCACGACCGATCCCATCGTCACCGAGCAGCTAGTCGTCGACATCATGAAGTGGAGCCAGGACGAGGCGCGCCTGGCGATCAACTCGGTATCGGCGCGCTTCCTGAAGTACACGAATCGGACGCGGATCACGAGTGGCGCGATCACGCTGGAGGTCTACAACTTCCCGCCGGCGGGCGTGCCGGTGATCTGGCTGCGGGCCGCGCCGGTCACGGTGAGCGAGTCCGCGACGTTCGCAGCGTACACGTACCAGGACGGCTCGGCCGACACGACGCTCACGACGAGCGATTACACGCTGCACACCGCCAACGGGAAGCTAGTCCTGAAGGGGCTCGGCGTGACCGAGCGCGACGACTCCCGCGACGTCCGCGTTTCTTACACCGGCGGATGGACGACGGTGCCCGGTGACGTCCAGGAGTCGGCGCTCCAACTGATGAAGCTCGACAAGCAGCGGCGGGACGGGATGGTCGGCGTCACGTCGACGAGCCGCGAGGGGACGACAGTAAGCTACCAGGGCGGCGACCTGCCGCAATCGGTGATGGAAGTCTGGCGGCGCTACCAGGTGGTCGTCTGATGGGCCTGCTTCAACTGTTCGTGAAAAACGGGGCGGCGGACATCGCCGGCAAGGCCGGGCACGACAAGGCGCGGACTGCCCATTGGCAGGCGATCAAGAAGGGGATCGCAGAGGCCGAGAGCGCGCACAAGCGGAAGTTCACCCTGCGCGGCAACGGTCCGGTAGATCCGGTCCTGCTGACGATGCGGCACGGTGCCGCTGGTCTGTCGGGATCGTACACAAGCCGACTGCTCAAGGAAAATCTGATCGCGATCTACGGGTCCGCGAAGGAATACGCGGCGATCCACGAGTTCGGCGGCATGGCCGGTCGCGGTCGCAAGACGCGGATACCGATGCGGCCGGGCGTCAAAATGACCGAAGAGTACATCGCGCCGAAGCTCGAAGAGGGGCTGGCAATCGAGCTGTCGAAGGTGGGCTTGTAATGGCCAAGAGCGTTCGCCAGAAGATCTACGAAGCGGCCATCACGCGCCTAGAGAGCATCTTGCTCACCGGCGGCTACAACACGCAGCCGCGCATCTGCGCCGGGCAGGACGAAGCGTGGAACGCCCTAGAGAGCGTCGCGGTCTGGGCGACCTGGGGGCCTGAGGAGTTCAGCCTCGAGGATCGCTCACTCGGCGGCGGTCAGACCTGCGTGTGCTCGCTGCAAGTCTCGGCGTACATCCGGCGCGACGCTGGCGACCTGGTCGCGCTCGCGGAGCAGGCGCTACAGGACATCCGCAACGCGATGGAGTCTTCGTACACGACCTGGCAATCGGGATGCGACGCGACGCTGAGAGGGCTGGACACCTGCGAGACGGACGAGGGCGTGCTGGCGTTCGACGGCCGCGCCCTGTTCACGCAGCCATTCATCTTCGAGTATCGGGCAGGACCGACCTGGTAGCGCAAGGAGGCGCGGGACATGGCTCAGTACAACGGCTCAAGCGGCTGGATCTTGATCGGTGCCGAGGCGGTGGCCTACGGCACCGAGGCCGCGACTCTCGTGTGCCAGCACGCTATCTCGTCGAGCCTGAAGGGCGTCGAGACGCGCATTTACGCGCCGCAGCTCGGCAGCATCGCGGCGACGACCGGGCGGCGCATCCTGTCGCACGCTGCTGGCAACGTGGTCCTCGGGCACAGCGACGAGGAAGACGACGTCGCGGTGATCTACAATCATATGGCGTCGCTCGCCGTTCACACCTGGACGTTCGGGGGAACGCCGACCGTGACGTCGCACACGGTCTGCAACTACTACGGCGGCACCGAGTACGAGTACAAGGGCGCGTTCGCGAACAGCATCACGTGGAATCTCGTGAACAACGGGATCAGCACCACGACCCTCGACTACATCGCGAGATACCCGGTCGTCGGGATCGGCGCCGCGCGGAATCCGACCATCCCGCCCGAGACCGAGATCGTGATCCCCGGCGACCTGGCGACGTTCACGGTCGACGGCGACCCCGTGGTCGGCCTGACGACCGCCAACATCAACTTCGCGTGGCCGGCGACGGGCATGGAGCACATCTCGCTCGGCAACGCGGTCCTCACGCAGCCGATCCGCAGCGACCGCCCGACGATCAAGGCGACGCTCACGCTGGAGATGGACACGGCCGGGGTTGCGGAGATCGCGCACATGATCGCCGACACGACCGGCGGGAACATCGTCATCGACAACTTCACGCTCTCCGGGTGCAAGTACGTCGGCGACATCCCCGACCTGGGCCCCGGTCTGCTGTACGTCCCGCTGACGGTCGAGGCCACCGGTCTCACCGTCGTCACTTCGTAACTGAGAGGAATGAGAGGATGGGCACCGTAAGCGAGCTGGAGAGCCGGAACAAGATCACGCACGAAATCGACGGGCTCAAGTTCGTGTGCTATCGCGTGACCGCGAAAATCGCCTTCGCAGCGTTCGGGCCGAACGTGCTCGGGATCGTCGGCGCGGACGCTGCGCCCAAAGCGCCGAAGGCGAAGCGCACGATGGAGAAGAAGCTGCAAGAGATGTTCGAGGCCGACCGCTCAGGCAACATGCAGCGGCTACTCGCGGAGATCATGATCTCCCCGCGGCTCGGGGACGTCGACGACGACGCGGCGGATACCGTGTGCTGGAAGACGCTCGGGGACTACGGCGAACGGCTGTTCATCGCGGCGATGGGGCCGACTCAGGAGGCGGTGCGGGATTTTCCCGAATCGTCGGAGGTCCAGACGGGATGATGGTCGCGAAGTTCCTGGACGGCCTCTGCACAGACTACGGCTTCATGCCGCATCAGGTGTTGGAGATGGGGCTCGCTGAGGTGAGCTTCGCTTACGAGGTCCGCGTGAAGGCGAGGGCTAAGTAATGGCCACGACGCGGCTAGTCGAGCTGATCATGAAGGGCAAGGACGAGTCTCAAGGGGCGTTCCAGTCTCTTGAGAAGTCGATCCTTGGGGTCAACTTGCAGCAGGCGAAGTTCGCAGTCGGCGCCGCCGCCATCACCGCCGCCGTCGTGGCGGCGAGCAAGAAGCTCTACGACTTCGTGGCGGCTCAAGCAGCGGTCGGCGACGCAATGCAGGACATGAGCGAGCGCACCGGGCTCGCGGTCGAGACGCTTTCGCAATGGGCGTTCGTCGTCAAGCGGGGCGGCGGCGAGCTGGGCGACTTCGAAGCCAGCATACGCAAGCTCGCGCAGTCGATGGGCGACGCGAGAGAAGGCACCGGCGAGGCGGTAGACGCTTTCGCCAGGCTCGGCATCGAGGTCGGGCAACTGGTCGGGCCAAGTGGGGAACTGCGGTCGGTCGACGAAGTCCTGCCGCAGATCGCGGCCGGATTGCAGAACATCTCCAGCAAGGCCGAGCGAGTCGACATCGTTCAAGCGTTGTTCGGTCGCGGCGGGACTAGGCTGCTGCCCGCGCTCGAAAATCTCAGGGAGATCAACGCCGAGTTCGACAAGTTCGGCGGCGCGATGACGTCGCAGTTCGCGGAGAAAAGCGCAGCGTTCGGCGATGCCACTGACAACTTGAAGAACGCGACCGATAGGCTCAAGGAGACATTGGCCGAGCCGTTCCTGCATCCGTTCACGAGCGCGATCAACGCACTCGCCAAAGCCGTCGCCGATGGGGTCGCGAACTTGCGCGGCGGCGCGGTCGGGAGCCCGTTCATCGGCGGACCGAACGCTGGCGCCATCGTTCCAGCCGGTCCTGGATATCCTGCGTCCTACTACCAACTCGGCGGGCCAGCTGAGACTGGCGGGTCTGGTCTGGAACTCCTGCAATGGCAGCGATTCATCGATGGTCTGCGGAATCTCCCGATGACCGGGGTGCCGATGACGCCAATGGGCCTGCCGAACGGCGGGATGCCGCAAGCCGTTACCGGCCCGCCGCTGACGGCGTGGAGCATGGACGAGATGTTCGGCGACATCATCGAGCGCAGCAAGGGAGTCGGCGAGTCGAGTGATGAACTCGCGAGATCCCTGGCTGCCCTTGACGATACCATGCAGGAGACGGATACGGCGGTCCAGCAGTTCGGCACGAATCTCGGCGTCAATCTCGGCTACGCATTCGCCGATGCGATCACCGGCGCTCGCAGCTTCGGCGAGTCGTTCGTGGCGATCCTGAATCAAGCGTTCGCGCAACTGCTCGGCGACCTGACTGGCAACATCTTCGCGTCGATCTTCGGCGGTACTCCGTTCGGCATCTTCGGCGGGCTGTTCGACGGCAAGTCGGCCGGCGCCAAGGTCGCGTCGGCTGGCACCAAGGCGCTACCAGGGCAGCTCGCGCTCATCGGCGCGGGCTCGTCGTTCGCAGCGGCCAATCGGGCTTACGGGAAGGTCTACGTATGAGCGCGACGCGAATCAACTTGGTCCGTGTCGATACGATCGCGTCGTCTGAGGGCATCGACGTCGAGAGCGGCGGCAACACCTACACGCAGCACGACGAGGTCGAACTCGTCAACGGCGACGGTGCGCCAGCAGTCGCGACGCTCAACGCTGGCTGGATCGACCAGGACATCCGCTACGAGTACACCAGCGGCGCGCTCGGCTACGCGAAGCGCAGGCGGCGGCACACGATAGAGATCCCCTGCGACTACCTGACAAACGCGACGCGGACGAAGCTGGAACGGTGGATGCACGACCGGGCGCTGATCCGCTTCAATCCGGGGTACGGCCGGCATACCGACTTCGCCTGGCGACCGCTCACGGGAGAGGGCACGACGTACCCGGACGGCGCGACGACGCTCAAGGACCTTACCGGCCGGTGGGACATCACGACGGTCGGCGACCCGAGCAACAACTACGTCTGGCACAAGACGGACTACACGATGCTAGGCGACTTCGCCGGGACGAATCCGCGCCGGGTGATCTGGACCGAAGCGGGCGCCGGGCTCGTCTGCGAAGCGGCGAAGACCAATCGTTTCGTGCCGGGGTATCCGCTGGCTGCGACCGAGGGCAACTCCCCGTCCGGCGGCGGGTCGTGCGGCTGGACGAAGGCTGGCACGAACTCTGCGGACATCACGATCGCCTACGACGCGGACGGATTCGGCCACGACGACATCCCCGGCGCGATCAACGTATCGACGACCTACGAGGCGAATCGGCTTAGGTATCTCGAGGCGCGGACGCTGTGGGAGTTCGGCGACGCCAACTATCAGGGGTACGAGTTCACTGGCACCGGAACGGTCCGGCTGTCGATCTGGCTCAAGGGCCGATTCAGCGAGGCGGCGACTCTGGTACTCGGGCAGACTGGCGCGTCGGTAACGACGCTGAGTCTCGCCGACATCGACTTCACGCAATGGCGGAAGGTGTCGTTGTCGCTCACCGCGACGTGGGCGCGGGGGAGCCAGCCCTACGTCTGGCTGCTCTTGACGACTGGGTCAGGCGCGGCGAACGCATCGAATTTTAGTATCGGTCCGTGCTCGGTCGTCCTGTCGAATCAGCACGATCACGAGTGGTCGGCGCACTCGACGGCAGCGACCGCTTCGTATTGCACCGTCGCGGACTACCTGTTCCCGCGCGCTGGCAGCATGATCTGTTCGGTGTACTACCCTAGTGAAGCGTCGCTGGGGACAACGCCAGGCAACTACATGTTCGGTAACGCGGTCTCCGGCAAGATGGGCTACTCGTCGGCGACCGGGTGCCGCTGGTACCGCACGGCCGATGCCTATCTCGGCGGGACCAGTAACATCGCGCAGGGCGCCGTGAACACGCTCGCCGCCGTGTGGGGCAACGGCTACGACTACCGGCTCTATAGCAACGGCGTGCTCATCGACAGCGCGGCAGCCAACGAGACGGAGATCACGGTCGGCGCCGAAGCTAGCGCGCTGATTCTCGGCGGCTACACGACGTCGACGTTCTTTGCCTGGCCGCTGTTGCCCTTGACCTGGCGTATCGACCGGCGCGTGTGGACGCCGGCCGAGGTCGAAGGTCTCGACGCGGCGCTACGCGATCCTGTGTGCAACGCGGTGTCCGTCGCGGCGCGCGGGCGCGAGTACCAGATCAAGGCGGTGCCGTCGACGCCGCGCAATCAGATCGGCGGGACGGCGTGGCTCGGGATCGTCGTGCTCGAAGAGTACAAGTACGAGACGAATCTCGCGGACATCACGAGCGAGGAGCAGTAGCCGTGGCCCTGTTGGCGGCAGCAGTCAGGGCAGCGATCGAGGCGGGGGCGCCGTACCGGCATCGGTGGTTCGTGTCCGTGCCGTACGAGGCGGGGGTCGCGCCGACCGTCAACAACGAGCTCCACGACGACCTGGCCTACACGGACTCGGGCGGAGTCACGCGCCGCTGCGTGATCGACCCGGGGAAGCGCATCGTCGAAGCCTACAACAAGAGCCTGTCGGTCCCCGGCGAGCTGTCGCGCGGGTACTACGCGATCGGATGCGACAACTCCGACGGGCGCTTCTACGTCACGACGGCGGGCAATGTCTGGTATTCCACGAGCGGCGACGGCTACCAGGCCAATCCGGTCGAGTGCCACTTGAATCACTGGATCTACGTCCTGGCGGCGCCGGACGCGCCCGCCGACCCCGATTCATGGGCGCGGATCTACCCGATCACCTACCGCGGGAAGATCGTCAATGTCGCGTATGACAACGACCAGAAGACCGCGACCATCGAAGCGATCGGTCTCGCGGCGCTCGCCCTCGAGTACGTCTGGACCGAAGACGACGCGATCGAGCAGGACACCGGCGGGGACGTCCTGCTATGAGCATGAGCGGCGACTGGTGGGCAGGAGTCGGAACGCCGAGTTACCTGACCATCCGGCGAGACGCCGACTTCAGCGGAGCATCGGCGACGATCTACCACAACACCCCGGTCGCCGGCTGGGCCAAGTACGTCTGGGGCGATTGCGGCTGGCTATGCGTCATGCCGGACCAGCGCGGCGGCGCGGAACAGCTCAACGCCAAGAATCCCGAATATGGCTACCTCTACGGGATAAAGAACGCGGACGGCACCGAGGTCGGCTTTCACTTCGTCGATGGATCGCCGCGGATCGAGGCGCCCGCCTACTCCGAATCGCGGGCGTTGCTTTACTCAACATTCTTTCATGACTTCACCGGATCGGCGTCCACGGACATCGTGGTCTACCGTCCGGAGACCGCATCAATCGAGTGCTCGATCTGGCTCTATATGCCGTTCATCTGGTACGGCCGTTGCGCCCAGGTCGTCGCGTCGATCCTCCGCTGCCGGGGGGTCTCGACCACCTACATCGACATGGACTCCTTCAACGACACCGACGACGAACAAGCGGCCATGGGGTCGGCCGACGACGATGAGCCCTTCGTCTTCTACCGGCGGCAGATCGGCCAGTCGGTCGCGGAGACCATCAAGCAGCTCGCGCGGTGTAGCTGGAATCTCCTGACGATCAACATGGCTGGCAAGATCGCGATGATGCCGCGGACGTCGAACGCGGCCGACTACACCATCGCCTCGCTCGAGGCCGACGATGGGCTCATCTCCGTCCAGTGGGGCTACGCCTACGAGATGCTCATCAACGACATTTGGGCGAGTCACCGACGCTACTTCGACATCACCGACGACGTTCCGACGACGCTCTCGGCGACGGAGCTCCCGGTCCCGCCGCGAATCCGCGGGCTGTCCGGCTTCCCGTATGCGAACTACACCGACGCGACTTCGGTGGCGAAGTACGGCACGCTAACGGGCAACATCGCCGAGACGACCGTGCAAGATGGGAAGTACGAGCGGAAGATCCGGGCGCATCACTTCCAGTGGCTGGAAAATCACGAGGTCACGCCAGGCGGCGACGACTCAGCCGCGATGACGACGCTCATGAGCCGCTTCGGCGCGGTCGATTCGAATCTGCGCCGGGAGCTCACCATCGTCCAGGACGGGCGCGGTCTCGACTACGATGCCGGCTGGATCATCGAAGACGTCGCGATCACCGACGACGGCGTGACCATCGACAAGGTGATCTGCACGCGCAAGGTGATCGACTTCTCGGACATGACGGTAACGAGCGTTCTGCTCGAGGAACCAGCGTAGGCCAAGGAGGGCCACAGATGAAAAGACTAATCCTGACTGCTCTCGTGCTCGTCGCTGTCGCTGGCCTTGCGGTCGTCGCGTTAGCGGCGCCTGCGAGCGATGTTCCGGTCACCACGGACACGGTCGTCGGCTTGTCCGGGTACACGTCGATCGAGATCCTAACGCTCGACGGCAACGCACGCTTCATGCTCACCAACGGCGGATCGGACGCGGCTGATACGGTGCGGACGCACTACGGTCGCGACGGCATCCTGCGTTCGCTGAGCTGGAGCTTCGCTTACGACGAGATCGACACGCTGGTGATCGACATCACGACGGCGTCGGAAGTCATCTACACGTTGGAATAAGGAGTGGCGGTCATGCGGAAGCTCATCGGTCTGTTGATCCCTGCGCTTGCCGTCCTGGCGCTCTGCGCTGGGACATACGAACCGGCGACGTGGTCCCGCAGTCGCGGTGCGCTTTCTGGCGTGACCGTCGCGGTGCATCTGTCGGAGAACGGCGCGATCCCCGAGGTCTACGTCAACGCGAATCTCGGCTTCGACATCTCCGTCGCTGCTAGTGCGGCGTTGTCGAATCGCTACCCGTGGCACGACAACGCGATCGCCTGGGGCGAGAACGTGGCGAGCGACACGGCGAGCGCCGAGGCGGCCGGGAAGCACGTCATTACTGGCGGGATGCTCGGGACCGGCTGGGAGGGCGACACCGTCTCGGTGAACGTCCGCGTCTACGCTGGCGGCTCTGCGATCTACGACACGACTGCGGTTAAGATCCTCGACGCGCCTGGCGTCCTCAGGACGGCGTTGTGGTACTCGGCTCTCGGCTACGCGACGGCGGCGGTCGACAGCGGATATGTCCCGGCGCTCGCGGACACGGACGACGTGTTCGACCTGGTGCTCGAAGCGGACGGTACCGACCGCCACATACGCTATGCGTACTGCGACAGCGACACGGCGGCGACGCCGATCCGCACCGGCTATCTGTGGAATTCGGCGACCAGGTCGCGGCGCGACGCGGCTTACGCCGCCGGATCGAGTCAGATCATCCTCTGGTACAACATGGCGTTCATCCCGACCGACGCGACGATCCTGCATTCGCGGCTGCACTTCGTCTGCGATGGCGACGCGCTGAATCTATCGGCAGGGCAATACCTGACGGCGCGGCTCGACACGCTCACGCACGATCTCGCCTGGCTGGCAGCTCCCGCCAGGACTGTCGACGCGCGACAGCACAAGACTTCGTGGACCTACATGAATTCGGTGACGCAAACGCCGTGGTGGCCAAGGATCATCGATCGCGACGACATGCACGACATCGGCCCGGAAGCGTCGACCACGATCAAGTCTCACTCGCGATGGATTGCCGGCTTCGACTTCGCTAGCAACGTTCCGTGGTACATCGACGCGATCCACAGCGACCAGCAATACCTGGATCGCGGCGCCGACCGTGTGAACGCCGGGTACTGGCTGAACCGCTCGATCAACAATACGGGAGCAGCGGCGGCCACCGGATTTTCCGTGGACATGGGCAACGGTGGGAACATGACGCAGCAGCCGTGCAAGGTCATGCAATGGGTGACCGGCGTCCCGCGGACTAAGCCGTTCGGCATCGGCGCACACAAGATCCCGCTGACGTTCGTAGCGCACGACACGTACACGGAACAGATCCAGTGGCTAGAGTCGTGGGGACCGGCGGGATTCTCGCTAGCCGTCAATGCGGCGTGGATCGACGGATTTCACGCGAAACACACGGGACACCTGACCGCGACGCGGCTCGACAGCCTCTATCAGGTCGGTTGCGACTTCATCAATCACGGCACCGAACACGAGGTCCCGCTAGGTGCGCGAACGTCGCTCGACAGCCTCTACGCGCTCACGCGCAGGACGTGGATCGACTCGGTGATCACGCGGACTACGACCGACACTACGAACGTCGAACTCGCCGACTACCAGATCACGCTGTCGAACGAGACGCCGGACTACAAGCTGATGAATATCAAGTGGATGATAGACAACGACTATCGGTCGGTCATCAACTCGACGAACGCGGCCGAGCAGGAGCCGGTCGGCACGCAGACGCATCTGTATTGGGGTAAGCACGTCAACATCTACAACCTGGCGACCATCGGCATCGGTAACTACACGCCAGCAGACTCGGCGGCAGCGGCGGAAATCCTCGGGTGGGAAGTCGACCAGGCGAGCGACGACTACCACCGGCCGATCATCTACTGGGCGCACGAAAAGACGGAAGTCTCCAACGACGAGATGGACCGGTTCGCGCTCGCGATCCACGGCACCGGATGGTGTGAGTTGATGCACTTCGAGGACATGGTCACCTGGCGTCTACGCGGGCAGACGCCGCTCGTGCCGAGCCACACGGCCGCGGAGAATACCTGGATGCCCGCGCCGGCTGGGATCGACTCGGTCTACGCGAGGCAAGAGGACTGGCTGCACCGGATCTGGTATCCGCCATACGAGGACTGACGCGAGATGTGCCCGAGGCGAGGACAGCGAACGGTCAGACCAGAGGACGAGTTGATACTCGCCCGCGTCCGCGATCTCGGTACGGCGCGCCCCGCGGACGTCACCGAGGTTCTGCAGGCCATCGGAGCGACCAGCTACGCGACCGCTTCAGATGACGGGCAGAACGTGTGCCGTCGGTTGGTCAAGGCTGGGAAGCTCATCCGCGTCGGGCGAGGACGCTACGCGCCGCGGCACGCCGATGACGACGTGCTGGTGTGCGTGCCCGGGCGCGGGCGGCTCAAGATCGGCGAACTCAGTGCACTACGAGAGGCGGCTGGCGTCTTCGCAGGGGCGATCGCCCGCGCGCATGGCCGCGGCTCCGCGGGCCTGGACGAGCGCCTGCAGGGCGAGTTCTCGTCCGCGTCGGCGTTCGCCGTTCTGCTGGACCTGATCATCGAAGGAGGCGCGAGGAAATGATCCGCCGCTCACTTGCCGCTCTGCTCCTGCTCGTCGCGCTCGAGGTGCCGGCCGCGGTCGCCGACGAACTCGACAACCTGCCGCTGCTGACGCTGATCTCGCGATACCTCGCGCTCGTCGAGGAGATCGAGAGCCGCGGTTTCCCTCTGCCTGGTAAGCCGGAGGACTGCCCGGACTGCGAGTTCGCGACGGTCACGGCGCAGTGGATCGCGCCGACCGAGGGCTCGCCGGTTTACGTCTACGTGATGCAGGTGGAGACCATCGCAACGACGACGGCGACCTCGACGGTGCTGCCGGTACCGGTGGCAGCCGACTCGATGCGCGCGCGCGTGTCGGGCGTCGACGCCGAGGGGCGGCAGGGTCCGTGGTCCCTGTGGGGGCCGTGGCACGCTGAGTCCATCGACATCGGGGGCAAGGAATAAGCGGAGAGACGGCATCATGACGGACGACGTGATCGGCAACGGCAGCAAGGCGTGGGCGCTCTTGATGAGCAAGATCGACGGCGTGCATCAGGAAGTGCGCGACGCTCGCGGCGACATCGTGCGGCTCGGCGACCGCGTCACGCGCGTCGAGGCGAGGCTCGACGGACTGCCCTGCGAGTGGCGCGGGCGGAAGATCGACGAGATGGCCGAGTCAATCGGCAAGCTGAAGAACGTCCAGACGTCGGCACTCAGCAAGCGGCAGCTCGCCGCTGCGCTGCTCACGGCAGCCATCGCCGGTGCTGGCGTCGCGGCGAGATTCCTGTGAGGTAGACCGTGGGCGACATCACCGCGAATTTCAGCCGCGCCGAGTTCGCCTGCAAGTGCTGCGGGCTGGCGGACCCGCACCCGAGGCTGGTCCTCGGCCTCGAAGCGATGCGCGCGCGCCTGGGCGGGCTCCCGCTCACCGTGTCGAGCGGCACCAGGTGCGCGGCGTACAACGCGCGGGTCGGTGGCGCCCCGCAATCCCAGCACGTCCCGCAAGCGGGGTACGGCGGCTACTCGCTGGCCGCAGACATCCAGTGTCCGGCGGCGACGCTCGAGGAATTGCTCAACGCGGCGATCGACGTGCCGGACTTCCACAACGGCGGGATCGGGCTTTACGTCAAGGGCGCCGTGCGCTGGATCCACGTCGACGTTCGGAACGGCCGCGCGCGGTGGGGAGAGATCGACGGCAAGCGCGCGGAGCAGCTCGCCGTCATGGATGAGGACGACCGCCGGCGTGCTGCCGGCAGCAAGGAGGCGACGGCATGATCGGGAAGCGGCGGTTCATCGTGGTGCTGGTCTCGGTGGTCCTGCTGATCGCGGTCGAGATGGTGACCGTGGTCCGCGCGGCGACACCGGTCGGGCTGTCGGCCCAGGGCTGCATCGCCATCGTGGCGATCATCGGCGCATACTGCGGATTCGACAGCACGGCCAAGCGGGCGAAGTACGCGGTCGGCGGGGCTGCTGAAGCGAAGGCAAACCCGTGACGATCGAACGCGAGGCCCTGCTCT